TTGCCCTCAGCGGCTTCGCGGAGGAACTTGACGATGGAGAAGGAACGGCCTTCCTTCTTCTCCTCGTTGCGGAACTGCTCTTCAGCAGCTGCGCGCTCGGCGGCCTCCAGGTCACGGGCGTCGTTAAGTTCCTGACGGAGAGCGTTAACCTCGTCCATGGCAGCGCGGAAGGCAGCCTGGTCAGTCTGGTCCATCTTCCGGGTGGCTTCCACCTTGGCGGCCAGATCTTTCTGGATTTCTGCAATTTTACGCATGATGTTAAAGATTTTTGGGTTATACTAAAGTGCAGCTTCTGCCGCTGCCATTGTTAGTTCAAACTCGTCGCGGAGGGCCTGCTTCGCGGCGTCCTCCTCGGCCTTGCGCTTCGCCTCTTCCTCTTCGGGGGTCGGCTTCGGGTCTTCCGGCTGCTCAGGCTCCGCCTCAGCGCGGAGAGCCTTCAGCTCCTCCTCGTCCGGATCCTCGCCCTTGCGGGTGGCGTTTGCGTTGGCCGGGATGTTCACGACGGAGATCTCCAGGAGCTCCTGACCTGCATAGTAGTAGGTCTCGCGGGACTCGCCCGGAGCCTCGTCGCCCTTGCCCCATGCGCCCTTTCCGACCGGCAGGAAGCCGACGGACACGGCGTTCAGGGAACCGAACAAGATCTTCTGATAGACCTTCTCGGCGAGCTCATTGATTTCCTTCGGCTCGAAGGTGATGTCCACCATCAGCTTCTTGTCCTCGACGTAGGCGTTGCCCTTGCCGATGACCTTGTCGACATCGTTGCCGGACCAGCCGCCGTAGATGTCATGGTTGTAGCCGATGACGGGGTTCTTGTTGAAGCGGTCCAGCTTCCAGCCGTCCTGGTTCAGTACGGTGTGCGCCGAATCGCGGGAGCCGTCGGAGGCCACGAAGGTGATGGTCCTCGTGTCCTCGTTCTTCTTCCGGATCTCCGGAGTGAAGGAGCGTACTAAAATCTTGCTCATGTTATTCTTCGTTTTGTTTGTTCTCTTCTTCGCCGACGACCGCCGAATTGAGCGGGCGCAGGAAGTTGTCGAGTCCGTCTGCGCGCTCCATGCCTTCGAGGGCGCGCACTTCGTTCGGAGTCATATAGCCATCGAGGATGGCGTTGTGATAGTATGCGGAGCGGGCCTGCGTATTGCCGCGCATCAGTCCGTCGAGGGAGAACTTGATTGCGTACTTGCCGGAATCGTCTCCGATGAAGAGCTTGGTGTCGGTTTCGACCTCCACCCGCTTAACGGATGGACGGAGGGAGAGCTGCACGAACTGCGTGTTCTGCTCCTCGATGTTGGAATAGGTGGCGTGGGAGAGCTCGGCGAGAAGGTGCGGCGGGAGGTTCAGGATTCGGCACACGTCCTGGACGGAGAACAACTCGGACTGGATGAGCTGGGCGGCGAGAGGATCCACGGCCAGCGGCTTGTACTTCACGCCATACTCGAGCAGCGGGACGTCAAAGTTCTTCGCGCTGTTCTTGTAGTGCTTCATCCAGTTCAGGTATTCCTCGTCGCCGAGGTGGCCTTCAGTCTCCATGATGCCCTTGATCTGGCCACCCTTCTCATAGAACTCGGACGCAAACTTCTCCTGGGCGAGGGATTTCCCCAGCGCCATGGCGTTGCGGATAATTGGATTCTCTCCCTTGATACCGTCAAGGGTGAGCAGCATGAAATGCAGCATCTGATAGTCCTTGTAGATGCCGTTCTGCCACGCGAGGTTGTGGTCCATCTGCGTGACCTGATACCACTTCTCGCCATTCACCATGGTGATGCGAACACAAGAGGGATGCACCTGGTAGAGCGCTTCAGGTACTCCGCCTGGTCCCCACTTGATGATCGCGTAAGCGTTGCCCCATCCTACCAGCCAGGTGATGATGCAATTCCAGAAGTCGAACTTATTGGTGTAGGAGTTCGGGCGCTGGTTGATGAGCTGGAAAGCCGGATGCTCGGTGTCATTCACCCACCCGTCCGAGGTCTGACGCTTTATGTATTTGGGGAAGGAGGCAATGTTCTCGCTGATGATGCGGATGCCTGCATAGAGCGCGGTGATGTTCAGGGCGCTCTGGTTATTGACGGAGACGCCAAAGGTCGGCGGTTTCATGCCGCCTCCTGCGAACGGAGAGACCGTCACGTCGTCGGACCGGCGCTGGGCCATCCACCTGGATATGCGTTCAAAGATGGGCATTTGCGTCCTTTTTTCGCAAAAATACCCATGCGAAAACTGCGAGTTTGTAACAAATGATAATTTCTGCTACCTGTGCCGGTAGAAGTATTGACGGAATGCGTCGAAGGAAGGCCACAGCGGGCGACCGTATTCCGCCTCGAATCTACGCTCCATTTCCTCAAAAACCATCCGGAAGGAATCAATCCGCCCGTCTGCACGGTAGCCGCGCACCTTCTCCCAGAAGACCTCAAGGAAACCTTCTCTCGTTGCCATTCTTTTGATCTCGTCCATAGTAGTGTTATATTTCGGGGTTCCAGTTATTGATCTCTTCCAGCTGCTCTTCCGTCAGTCCGTCTCCGCTCAAGGTGCGAAGGCTGTGCGTCCGGTAGATCTGCCCGTCGTTTCCGGCGGTCTTATTCAGGTAACCGCCCACGGCATCCACGCTGGCGACAATACCGTCGACCTTGGCGCGCGCCCGGGACTTGTCGATTTTCACATTGGCGTTCGGATCCGTATAGATGACCACGTTCCGGAACATCCATCGGATGACCGGATTGAACAGGAAGTTCATCTCATGCCTGAGCACCCTCCCCTCGAAGTCTTTGGTCGGAACCGACATATAGCGGATGTTCTGCTGGTATTCGAGCAGCACGTCCTCGTACTTTCCGAACTTAGTCTTGAGCTGCCACATCCCCCAGGGGTCGAATGCGATGCAGCGGACCTTGTACGGCTCCAGCGCATTGAAGAGCTGCTGCAGCCACCACGCCTCGTCCAGCACCTTGCCGGGCGCTACGGTGATCCAGCCCTGCTCCGCCCAGAGCCGGTAGTCCACCACGTCGCCGCGCCCCTGGGCCTCGGTGATTTTGGACTCCGGGACGGTGAACAGGTACTTGATGACATTGAACTTCGGGAAAAAGAGAGCCGTGGCCGTGAGGTCGCTCTTGGATGCAAGGTCGACGCCGACGTAGCAATCCTCGCCAACGAGCTTCGCTTCGTCGAACTCCTTGTTGTTCGCGGCCACGTCATCGTCAGGCACCCACACCTCCGGGGCGTCCACCCACATATTGAGGTTCTTTGTCTGGAAGGCAGCGAGGGTGCTGCCGCCCTTCTCGCGCGCCTCGGCGCATTCGTCCTCCATGTACTTGCGCCCCAGGGACACGCCGAAGTTCGGATTGACCTTCGCCCAGGTAGCCGGATCCTGCCAATCATCCCCCTCGTCCGGCTCATAGAGCATGATGAAGTGATTGTCCTTCTGCTTGATTCCAAGCATCACCTGGCGCAGGAACTCAAGGTCTCGGAAGTAAGGATAGGACGTATCCGTGCCAGCGGTGGAGATGGAGAAGATCAGCGGCTGGCTCCGGGCGCCGACGCCGGTCTTCAGGACCTCGTAGATCTCGTTGGTCTTCCAGGCGTGCCGCTCGTCGCAGATACCGCAATGGATATTGAGACCGTCCTTGTTCTTGGTGTCCTTGGAGAGGGGCTTGTAGGCGCTGGCGGTCTCCTCGACCACGATGCTGCCCTTGCGGAACACCCGAACATAGTCGCCCAGCCCCGGACAGCTCTTCACAAGCTCCGCCGATGCGTCGAAGCAGATCTTCGCCTGGGCCTTATCCACAGCCGCGGCATACACCTCCGCCGCGCTCTCCTCGTCAAAGAGGAGCATATACAACGCGATCACCGCCGCGAAAGTAGTCTTACCGTTCTTACGCGGGACGTAGACGTCCGCATAGGTGTACTTGCGGCGCCTGGTCGACGCGATCTTCAGGCCGAAGATGTTTGCCAGGATGAATAGCTGCCACGGCTCCCAGATGATGGGCTTCCCGGCGAACTCGCCCTTGAAGTGGCGAAGCATACCGGAGAACCGGACCACGCGCAGGAAGGCACCCTTGTCGAAGTATAGATCCTCCCGTTCGAGGTCCTGGTACCAGCGCTCCACCGCCTTCTGAACCATCAGGCACGAAGGAAGCGCGCCGCTGCGAACGGCTTCTGCATATTCTTTTACCTGAGAGAATGGACTCATGCTAAAATCTAACCTGCGTCGCACACATAGTCCATAGCCGCAACTCCCTCGTCCTTGAAGCATGCCGCTTCTTCTGCTTTGCACTCCCGGAACCACGGCTCGAAAGCGTCACAGGGGAAGTCGTAGAATATCCACACATTTCTCTCCGGATCGAGTTTCTGTAGTTGATCTATGAGTTCTTTTACCTTCATATCGTTAACGCCATAATTAAAAATTCGTGTCCTTTTTCAGCCACAACATCCAGCACCATTTCCACCAGCCGAAGACAAGGACAAGCCCCTTGCCTTCCGTGTCAATCGTAGGAATGAAGAACGGTAGAATTTGAAGGTATGCCTTACTGTGGTCCGTTGTTATTTTCATACTCTTTCTTTGTTTTATGGTTTATGGTTTAATATTGTTCGTCTGGCTCATCGTCATCCCCGGCCACTATGGCCGCAAAGAGGGCCTTGAAGCCTTGTGGCTTATCCTCGGTCGGCGCCTTCATCCTTGCCCGGTCCACGGGCGACATCCCGAAGTTGCTTCCGATCTTCAGGAGTTTATCCTGCAGATTCATCAGCTGCTTGAAGGCCGGGTTCGGGAATTTGATGATCCGCCCGTCCTTTGTCATGCCGGTCAGAGTGAGTCCGTCGTTCTTCAGAGACTTGACGCATTCCGTGGCGAGATACTGGTCCACGGACCAGATGAGAATCTCCGGGCAGAAGGCCGGATCCATTAGCCCTTGAACCGCAAGGCGCTTGCACATCGCCCAATAGATGTCGCGGGCCTTCTTCGGGGCCTGCTGAAGACCGGCGGTCTGGCAGCGTTGCGCGATCTCTTTCACCGGCACGCTTTCGCCGATGATGCTATCAGGGCGGTCACGGTCCTTACGGAAGGTGTCGCGCAGCACCAGCTTCTCTTTGGGTAATGGCTTGCGTCCTCGTGTCATAGTGTCAGCCAGCTAAATTGGCGAGATGCTCCAGGGCATATTTTGCTCCGGCAATCAGCCCGAGCTCATACGATCCGGACATAAATGGGTGCAGAATGTTCACGCCTTCGTCCCCATAGCCGCAGGCGTTGTAGAAGGTTTGTGGGTCCTCGCTCTGCAACTTCTCAAATGCAGCAATTATTTGGTTTGTTGTCGGTATCATGTCGGTGATTAACTGTTTTTGTTGTGGAAAATGCGTGTATAATGAAGGGCTGGTCGACGCGCGCCTGCGCGCATAACGCGACTCAGGACCCCCGAAAATCAGCGAATTTCGACAGCGCGCCTTCGAGAACGGGGGAGTGGTCTTGGAGCGCTGCCCCGTTCATGATTTTGGCCCCCCTCCCCCTGGGATTCGATAAGCAGCGGTGCGAACGGCGGCGTGTACCGACGGCCACACTTGTCTGCGTAGATTAGCCCTTCCTCCATCATATCCAAAATGTCAATGATGTCCTCGCGGGCCAGGAGGATGAGCTCTCCGTTGTCATCCCTGGCGGACAGCTCACCACCTTCGACAACCAGCTTCACCCATTCGTCGTGGATGATCACCCAGCGCTGCCCTTTGTAGTAGTGCTGCATGATCGAGATTGCGGTCTTGTCCATCAGATTACCAATCACCTCGTACATATCACGAGTAATCCTCTTGATGTGGCCGAGGGTGGCCAGCGCTTCCGGAGTCTCGCGCTTGTTTGAATACTTGCTCATAGCGTGATGTCTTTGTGGCATTCAGGACAGGTGATGTAACATTCGCGCTGGGGCTCCATGCCGAACATGGTCTGCTGGACACCGACGACGCGCGTCAGGATCTCCGTGCCGTGGTACGCGATGCGGGAGAGGCAATGCGGGCAGGTGACCTCGCTCCGTAGATCTTTGCCGGACTTGATGACTTCCATGGCTATTCCTTGTTAGCGTCAGCAATGATGTTCTCAATCGAGGCCATGATCAGCTTGTAGGCCATGTCCAGCTCGTCCTTCTTCTCGTCGTGCGCCTGAATGGCGGAGAGCATTGAGAAGACAGCATCGTCATTCTTCGGC